ATGTGGATGCAGAACAATTAGAGGAGATACAATCAAAGTTAATTGATATGATGCAAATTGCCGGACTGTATTTCAAATCACAACAGCCAATCGTATTATCAGGAGTTAATGAATGAAGAAGACTGAAACTAATATTGAACTGAATGTACATGAGTTGGATATTATACTCAAGGCACTTGAATTAGTGGAGAGTAGAGATGAGATACAGATCAATCGATCATCGGGTAGTATTGATACCTTGTATGATCGGTTATATGATTATTATGCCACTTTAGACACATCAAACGTTGAACTCAATTATGAATCTTATGTTGAACCATCTTTCTGAACCAGTGACACCACAAACAAATCCAGAGTTATGGTATTCATGGTATAATGTGGTCAAAGAAGATGCACCTGAGGTATTAGATCAGTTTATTGAAAACACTGCTGCCAAGATGGAACTGACTGTTGATTACTTTACTGCGGAGTTCTTGTGAAAAAGTATTTGTATGTTGTTGATTACTGGGTGCCATTTCCATCATCAGAGTATGGAGGGTTAATTACATTAATTGCAGAGAATGATGCAGAAGCCCTTGAGTTGTTATCTGATGAAGAATCATTTCATGTTTGGCAGAAGAATTATGGACATTTGATTATGGAGAAGATTATTACTGCGACTAAGTTGGAGTTGTCAAATGACTATGAATCTGGTATAATAGAAGTATTCTGCACCTAAATCAATGAATGAATCAATGAATGAAGAACGGTATCAAATTCAAGAAGAACTGACAACTGGTTGGTCATTGCCAGGTCCAGAGTATCAAAATCTAACAAAAGAAAGTGCCAAAGAGTTACTTGAGTATCTGTATTCCCGTGGAGCAGCACCTGATCGTATTCGTATTGTAAGAGAAAAGTGATTGATGAACTCCCTTTTGATTTCCCCCACAAACCACCAAAAGGATACAGATATGAACTCATTCGTAAGAATGCTTCTACGATTTCAATTTGGACTGTATGCAATCCTGGATTTGTTTACAATGGTGGTAATGACATTCATTGCATCTGGGGATTCTACAATTCAAAAAAGAGATGTTATTATGCCCCTATTAACTCCACCAAGCAAGGTGATCAAGTAGATGTAAATAGTACAACTCCTTACACTGCAATGCAACTAAACCTAAATCCATTAGAAGCAATATTGTATTCATGAGTTACGTTCCAAAAATCAATGATTATGTAATATGGAATCATCATGGTATCATACATGAAGGATGGGTATACTTTGTTGATAGTGCTTATATTACAATTGAGACAGGAGTGAAACCAAAACCTAATTGTGAGTATACCAGAGAGGAGAAACATAAGTATATTCATACTTTGCTTTGTTGTTTTCCTCATCAGTGGAAGGATCTGACTTATGTGAAGAGTCGGAAGAGTATCTATGATTGATGAATATAAATCGCAATGAGAAATCATTATAAAAGAACATTATTTCCTATAACTTTACATCATACAAATATCAGAGAGAATTCTATTATTCAAAGAGAATTGTTATCTAATATTCAAAAATGTTATGAAGAAAAGAATTTACCCATTCCTGATGGTTGGTTGACAGATAATCTGACTACATCTTTTGATCAAGATGAATTGAATCATAGAGTATTTGAGTCTGAAAAGGTGCACAACATTTATGGTAAATATGTGCAATCAGTTTTTGATAAGGAAGTTGGATTTTCATTAGAGGATATGTGGTTCAATTACTACATAAATGGAGAATATCAAGAAGAACATCATCACATTTCACCATCACCATTTATTGCTCCGGTACAATATTCATGTATACACTATCTAAAATATGATGAAGAAGAACATACTTCGACAACATTTCATGATCCGATTGAAACACTAAGAGCACATTCTTTTGAGATGGATTCTAATTATTATGTTGATCGATGGAGTCCAAAAATAAAAGAGGGTGATTTATTGATATTTCCATCATATTTGGTGCATCATGTAGAAAAATCAAAACCAACACCAAACAATCCACGTATCACAGTCGCATTTAATCTGAGGTTAATATCTTATGGAACTGAACGGAAAAATCAAATATGAAGATAACTTCTTGAGTCCAGAAGAATTTTTAGAAGTAAGTCAATATTGTATGGATGCAGAGTATCGTTATGGTGAGGCGGATGATTATAATCTTCCACCGACGGGAATGATTAATGAGATTCAACCAAGGGAAGATTTTTTCTCAAGACTCAAGACTCGGTTGAAAGAGAAAGAACCGATGATTAAGAACATGTCATTTTATCGAATGTATGTGAATTGCTTTGCACCGGGTGAAAATCCATATTTTCATGAAGACGGAAGGGGTATTACATTTTTATATTATGCCAATATGAAATGGGATTTACAGAATGGTGGTGAGACACAATTTTATATTGATGGAAACATTTTAGGTATTCCTGCCGTACCGAATCGATTAGTTATGTTTGATGGAATGATACAACATCGTGCGACATCATTTAGAGATGGGCATCGATTTACGGTTGCGATTAAGTACAATTATAATAAATAAAAAAAAGTGCTATAGATATGGCAATCACCAAAACAACAACATCACATTTTACGGGGGGATCGGGCAATCCAATTTCTTTTTCGCAGATAAGAGCGGAGTATGGTGGTAGTGCGACGAATATCAAAGCGAGTACATATTTAAGAAATACTGATGATGAAGTTAATTGGGATGATGAAAGTACGATTACATCAAGAGTACCGGACGCAACAGAAAACAGTGCCGTTGGTTCTGATACCAACTGGACTGTAGATTCATTAAGAGATACGATCAGTAATTATTTGGTAACACAGAGTGGTACAAATGTCGAATTGAATTATAGTGATTCGGATACAAGTACCTGGAATAATAATCTATCAAAGAATATAAGGAAGACATTTGATGTAACCGGTGAGATTGGTGCGAATAGTCCCGAAGATGATGCACTTGTATTCAGTGGTAATTTATATAATCTAGACATTGAGGTTGATGCATCGGGTGCAGTTTATGGAGAAGGTGGAGCTGTTGGAGGAAGTGGAGGAGATGCATTATATGTGAATAATACTTATAGTAAGAGTGATGTAAAGATTCGATCTTATGGTAAGATTTGGTCTGGTGGAGGTGGAGGTAGTAGTGGAAATAGTGGCAGTACAGGTGCGGCACTGAATTGTTTTAGTATTAGTAATTTGGCTGCAAGAAATAATCCATGTAGTGGAAGTGGAGAAGGATTACGTGGTAAAGTTCCTACCGGAGTCAGAAGTCGTTGTAGAGGAGGAGGATGGAGAAGAGGACAGGGATGGAATTTTGCGAATCAGAGTGGATATGATTGTGGAACCGGATATTCTTATTATTGTCGAAGAGTAGATAATTTCGGTGTGAGTGGTGGTCCTGCCGGAAATGGTGGAAATGGTGGTGCAGGAAAAGGATTTTCGAATCGTAATACTGCCATGAGTGCATCTCCACATAAGGGTAATAGTGGAAATAATGGTAATACAAACAATTGTGGTGCCAATGGAAATAGTTCGACGGGTTCAAGTGGAAATAGTGGAAATAGTGGTGGAGACTTTGGAGTGAAATCAAGTGGTAATGCAGGACGTGCAATTCTTAAGAAGAATGCAAAAGTAAATCATTATACCAGTAATACATTGAAGGGATCAATCAAGAATATATAAAAGAAAAACTATGTTATAATGGAACTGAGAGATCTAGTATTCAAATTCATGGATGAGTTCTTTCTCCAGGAAGTTCATGGTCCATTTGATTCATCTAAGAACTGTCAAAAAGAACGATGGGAATTATGTCAATCATGTGAGCACTTTGATGAATCAGAGGAGTTATGCCGTGCCTGTGGATGTTATCTACCACATAAGATCAAAGATCCATGGGGTGATTGTCCATTGGATAAGTGGATATCAAATGATGAAGAATGGAAGAATAAACATTACAATCAACTCAAAGAAACTATTATAGAGAAGTATCCTGATTATGAACACATCATACGAAAGCACGAAACTGAAGGGTGAGTATTCACAATTTATAGGATCATATTCTAATATCTACTCTGATGAGTTCTGTGATGAGATCATAAGGACATTTGATTATTATCAATCAATTAATGATGTTTATTGTGAAGATACTCAGTTTTCTAATTCCAATGCGGGTAGATTTGATTGGGCATATGATTTACATTCAATGGGACCATCATTAGATGAAGATCCTTTACCCAGACTTTATGATCCAATGCAAGAATGTCTGGATGAATATCATCAGGTGTTTGGTACACTCAAGGATGTTCCTATGTATTCTATTGTGCAAAAGGTACAGAAGACACCACCCGGAGGAGGTTATCATGTCTGGCACGATGAAAACTCTAATATAGAACATTGTAGAAGAATCATGGTATGGATGGTTTATTTGAATGATGATTTTGAAGGTGGAGAAACCGAGTTCTTATATTATAAGAGAAGAGAACAACCAGAGAAAGGAAAGTTATTGTTATGGCCAGCAGGTTATACACATACACATCGTGGAGGAATGGTATTAAAAGGGAATAAGTATATAATAACAGGATGGTTTTATCTGGGAGGATACTAATGAAAGAAGAAGAAAAGTTTCCTTCTATTGATGAACAAGGAAAGAACTTAGCAAAGTTTACATTTGAAGTAGTCAAGAATGTAATTGATCTATCACCTAGTAATGAGACTAAGTTACTTCTATCAAAGGAAGAACAGAAGGAAAGGTTAGATGTATGTAAGAAGTGTGATTATTATAGTGTAAGACAGAATAGGTGTAGACAGTGTGGTTGTTATTTGTCTCATAAGGTGAAGTTTGGTGTAAGTCGGTGTCCGATAGATAAATGGTAATCTAATAAGAGTGTACTGAAGAGTATCTATGAGACAGATTAAGAACTGTCACATCTAACCCCCATAGGGCATCTAGGTGCCCTATACTAAACACATCAACCAAAGGAACCAAATGATCGATTTCTGCATTATTGAAGTTTCGTGGGATGATGCAATCAAGGTACAAATCAGCCCAGCAGAGCAGGCACGTCTTGATCGCATTGAACTTCAAAACAAATCTGCCGACAAACTGCAAGAAGATTTGGATAATCGGTGGTCAGTTGCTTAACTGTCCACTAACCCACCCACAGGGCACTCAAATGCATTATACTAAACACATCACAATCAAAGAACCTCAATTATGGATTTTGGAATTCTTCTACAGGCAATTGGTTGTGTAGCAGTTGCCCTGTTTTTTACTGGTCTTTTTGTTGGATGGGTTGTTTTTGTAGTGGAAATGATTGAAAATCGTGTCTTACAAGGAATTATTGGTCTTCTTCCTCTTATAACAGTCCTTACCATTCTGAAATATCATATGCTTGCCAATTCATAAAATGAAGTACACAATTGATTCAAATGAAATCTATGCAACAATACTATCAAGTGTTGAAGTGTTAGTTGTTGATCATTCACCATATAATGACAATGGTGGCACTGTTAGTCATAGAGAGATTAGGTCAGAACTAACTCACTGCTCTATAGGTTTGTCATCAGATGGCAAAACTTTAACCATTCATACTCACTAACCCACCCACAGGGCACTCAAATGCCCTATGATATTCACATAAGCAACGGACATCACCAATGAGTAAGTTTTTCGTGGATTGTAATAATCAAACTTCATTTTCACTTGAACATGTTGTGCAATTTAATAAGTCATTGACATTCACCTCAATCCAACCAAAGTTTAGGATATTACCAAATATTGAAGTCACTCTTATTACTGATGGAATAAAAGCCGAAGCAAGAATTTTATTTGAGGAAGGTCAGGAAGAACTAAGAAATGCCGAGTTCATACGATTAAGTAATGAACTCAATACATTAACAATCACCTAATTCACAAAACATCATGTTCAAAAAACTATTCTCTAACTTCAAAACAGAAAAGGAATTAATTTTACATATCATTGATCGATATCCATCTGAATCACTTACAAAAGAGTATGATAAGTTTGCCCGTAAAGAATGGAAAGAGAAGTATTATGAAAATTATAGGAGACATCAAGTATACAAATGGGATAGTTGGTTTATGAGTCATCTTACACAAACATCTGATGATGAAGATATCATTCGTGCTCTTTATACAATTCGTCATTCCCGTCTCTTGTCGGATTCCCGTTACTTGTCTATGTCTGTAAATAAAAATCTTCCTGATGATATATTTGAATATTATCTTAACTGGAATGATGATGA